GAGCCTGCTGCCGATCATGACCAGCCAGGTCAACACGGTGCTGTTGCCAGATGGATCGGTGGTGCATGAGTACAGCCACGACACCGGGGTGACGGTCTACAGCTCGGAATCGATCTGGCATGTAAAGCTGATGGGCAATGGCATTGTGGGCTTGTCCCCGATGGACTATCAGCGGAACACCCTGGGGATTGCCCAAGGCGCCGAGAAGGCCGTGAGCAACATCTACAAGAACGGCGGCAAGCCATCCGGGGTTCTCTCGCTGGACGCCCTTCTGACGGCCGAGCAACGAACTGCGGTGCGCGCGAACTTCGCCACCCTGACCACAGGGACCGATGACCGCCTGCTGGTGCTGGAGAAGGGCGCCAAGTTCGACGCGGTGAGCATGTCGCCGCAAGACATTGAGTTGCTGGCCTCGCGCCAGTTCCAGATTTCCGAGATTTGCCGCTGGTACGGTGTTCCATCGGTGATGGTGAACGACAACAACGGGACCAGCGTCTGGGGCTCGGGCATCTCGCAAATCGTCGAGGGTTTCTACAAGATCACGCTGCGCCCGATTCTGGAAAAGATCGAGGCCAGCATTGACTCCAACCTGCTGGGCACTGACCGGCTCACCTATCACGCTGAGTTCGACTTCGACGCGCTGCTGCGCTCGGACAAGAAGAGCCGCTTCGACTCCTACCGGGTCGGTATTCAGGGCGGCTTTGTGACGCCGAACGAGGCGCGAGGCTGGGAAAACCTTCCGGCTATGGAGGGCGGCGACAAGCTGTTCATGCAGGGCGCCACTGCGCCCATAGAAAACGCGGGGAAAGAAGATGGAAACCAAACGCCTGCCGCTTGAGGCACTTGAATTGAAGATGGAAGACGGCGATATGAAATTCGCCGGCTATGCCTCAATGTTCGGCGGGACCGATGTCTACGGCGACACCATCGACCCGAAGGCCTACGACCGCACCATCAAGCGCAAGAGCGGGGAGCGGCCCATCCGCATGCGCTGGAACCACTACGGCCCGGTGATCGGCAAGTGGGATGAAATCCGTGTGGACGAAAAGGGTCTGTTCGTGTCGGGCTCCCTGATCCCTGGTCATTCAGTCGCCGAGGATGTCTACAAGGCGATGAAGTTCGGCGCGGTCGACGGCATGTCCATCGGCTACATGCCGAAGAAGATCGAGATGCTGGGCGAAGGCAAGCGCCTGCTGAAGGAAATCGAACTGGTCGAGATCAGCGTGGTGGAAGAGCCCGCAGACCTCGGCGCAAAGATCAACGACGTGAAGTCACTGCTCGATGCAGCGACTTCGCTGAAAGAGATTGAAACCCTACTGCGTGAGGCTGGCGGGTTTTCTCGGACGGATGCAACGGGCCTGGTCGCCCGCATCAAGTCCTTGTCCCAGCGTGAGGCTGAGGACGAAATTCGACCGGTGCTCGAACTGCGGCAACTGCTGCAAGGCCGAGTCCTGCCGAGCTGACCGCCAACCTCCGAAACCGCAACCGCCCTAGAGGCGGTTTTTTTACGCCCATTGGGCAGAAAGGGTTCAATCATGGACCTCTCCGAAGTCAAAAGCCTGCTGCAAGAGCAAGGCGAAAAAGTCGATCAAGCGATGAAGAAATACCAGGGCCAAGTGGAAACGCTAGGCGCTGCGCACCAAGAGGTGAAGGACGAAGTGAAGGCAGTCTCCGAGGGCTTCAAAACCCTCCAGGCCGACTTCACCGAACTGGCGCAGAAGGGCTTCAAGATGCAGGCGGCTGAAGCGCCCCTGTCCATCGGCGAGCAATTCGTCAAGTCGGACGCCTTCAAAGCCTTCACCGCCAACAACAGCGACTCCAGCCGCGTGCGCTACGAAGTGCCGAAGCTGAACATCACTGGTGTGAAGTCGACCACCATCGGTGGCAGCACCACGGTATTCCCGATGCAGATGCCCGGCGTGATCGCTGGCGGCTTCGTGCCGCTGACCGTTCGCCAGGCGCTGCGCACCATCCCCGTGAGCACCAACCAGGTGAACAGCCTGCGCGAAGCCACTTGGGTGAACAGCGCGGCGGAAGCGTCGGAAGGCTCGGCCAAGAAAGAATCGGACATCACGTTCGAGAACTACGATGTGCCGATCCGCACCATCGCCCACTGGCTGAAGGTGTCCAACCAGTTGCTGGCTGATGCTCCCGCCATCGTGGCCTACATCGAATCGCGCCTGCGCGACGGTCTGGCCCAGCGCGTGGAACAGCAACTCATCGCTGGCAACGGCACCAGCCCGAACATCTCGGGCATCACCGACTCGGGCAACTTCACGGCCTTCACGCCGGAGAGTGACGAGAACCTGGTGGACTCGATCAACCGTGCGAAGTACACGCTCTGGGCCGCTGGCTTCCCGCCCGACCTGGTGATCGTGAACCCCGCCGATTGGGGTGCCATGGAGCGCACCCGCGAGGGCGCCAACTCCGGCACGTACCTGTACGGTGCACCGGGCATGGCTGCCGGCATGAACCCCTTCGGTCTGCGTGTGGTGCTCTCCACCTACGTGACCCAAGGCCAGTTCATCATCGGCGCCTTCAACCCGACCGTGGTGCTTTACGAGCGCAGCGGCACGGTGATCGAGATGGGCTACGTCAATGCTGACTTCACCAACAACCTGGTGACGATCCGCGCTGAAGAACGCCTCGGTCTGGGCATCGAGCGCCCGACCGCGATCTACTACGGCGCGATCAGCATCACCTGATGAAACGGCGGGGGCTTCGGCCCCTGCCTTTCACACCAGATGAAAGTTTCCGTTACCGCAAAAGTGATCTTCGATGATCGCCACGGGCGTTTGCCCCACGGCTCGGTCGTCGAGATGATCGACCACAAGGCCCGCTTCTTCCTCGCACGGGGGGATGTCGAGCTGTACGAGACAAAAGTCCTTCGGGAATCCCCTTCATTGGCCGGTGGCGCACCGTTGTCTGCATCGCCAGCGGCCCAAGCCTCACCCCCGCAGACGTTGAAGCCGTCAGGCAGTGGAAAGAAAAAGCCCGGTCGCCCAAAGAAAGAGGCGTGATCGTCGCCAACACCACATTCCGAATTGCCCCGTGGGCAGACCTGCTGTTCGCGATGGATCGTGCATGGTGGGAAACGCACAAGGATGAGGTGGCCCTGACGTTTCGGGGCGAGCGAGTTTCATCGAACCTGGTGCCGGCCAAGTACCAGGTGAAGCGCATGGACCCGAAGAAGTTCAAGAGCTTTCAGAACTCTGGCGCGGCGTGTGTTTCGCTGGCCGTTCTCTCGGGCGCAGAGCGCGTGATCTTGCTGGGCTACGACTGTCAGAAAACAGATGGAAAAGCCCACTGGCATGGCGACCATCCAAAGGGGCTTGGCAACGCCGGGTCGATCAATAAATGGCCGGCCAAGTTCAAAGCCCTGGCGGAACACGTCAACGGGCGCGCTGTGGTGATCAACGCCAGCCGCGCAACGGCGCTGGATATGTTCCCGCGCCAATCACTTGAGGAATGCCTGACATGAAGATCAGCGTGTGCATGCCGTACTGGAATCGTCAGGCCGAACTGGACCGGTCGCTCGCTGCATACCGCCGGGTCTACAAGCACCTCGACATCGAGATCAGCGTCTGCGACGACGGGTCGCCGGTGCCGGTGAAGGCCCCGGGCTGCATCGTGACCTATCTGCCGAAGAAGAACATCGGCCTAAACCCCTGTGTGCCGTTCAACACTGCGGTGCGCGCGAGTACTGGCGATGTGGTGGTGCTGACCAACCCTGAGATTGAGCACCGCGAGGATGTATTCACGGGAATGTTGAAACTGCTGGAGCAGGACAACGACTACGTGACGGCGCAATGTCGTGACGTGAAAGGGATGTGGCTGGCCGGCCCGAAGGTTGACTATTCAAAAGACGGTCGGGCCAAGGTTCCGAAGGGCTCGCATTTCCACTTTTGCGCCATGTTGAAGCGCTCGCTGTGGGAAAAGGTTGGGGGGTTCGACGAGGCGTTTCGCAACGGCGTGGCCTACGACGACAACGACATTCTGTGGGCCATGGAGGATGCCGGCGCGAGATTCCGAGAGGCGCCTGGCGTGGTGTGGCACTACCGAACCCCACACACAAGACGAGGAACGGCGGCATCGAACAAGGCCCTGCTGCATACGAAGTGGGCGCACAAATGGGCGTGACTGGCGTTGTCTCGCACACACTGAAGAGGCCGCCCGGCCTGATCGCATGCTGGTCGGTGCTCGACATCGGCGCCGGCATCCGCCCGATGCAGTGGTATCGGCCCAAGGTCCATCTGTGCATGGAACCGTTCGGACCTTATGCCGATGTGCTCCGCCAGGAGCGCTATGAGGTGCTGGAGCAGACCGCGCTAGACGGCCTGACCGACCTGGTGAAGGCTGGAGAAAAGTTCGAGGCGGTCTACCTGCTCGATGTGATCGAGCACATGGACAAGGCCGAGGGCCTGCAAGTCATCGAGTTGGCGAAACAAGTTGCAACTCGACAGATCGTGATCTTCACGCCCAACGGCTTCGAGCCTCAATCGGGCGATGTGTGGGGATACGGTGGCGACCACTGGCAGGAGCATCGAAGCGGATGGGAAAGCAAGGACTTCCCCGGCTTCGTCGTGACGGAGAGCAAGCGCTCGATCTTCGCGGTTTGGACGGCATGACGACGCTGGTCTGCGTGCTGCGGTCCGGGGGTGAATTCAAACCTGCGCATGTGCAGTGGCTGGCCCGACAGGTGCCCGGCATCGTGTGCCTGTCCGATGTGCCAGTGGAAGGCGTGCCAACCATCGCGCTGCGGCAGAACTGGCCCGGCTGGTGGTCAAAGTTGGAAGCGTTTGATCCGGAGTTGATCGGCGGCGACGTGCTGCTGATGGACCTAGACACGGTGGTGTTCAAGGTTCCCGAGGTTCCCCAATGCACGACGGTGCTGCATGACTTCTACCGACCCCGTTTGATGGGCTCGGGCTTCATGTTCCTGAAGGAAGCTGACCGCGCCAGGTGCTGGTCGTCTTTCACGAAAGACCCGAAGCGCGCGATGCGCGAATGCACGACGCGCGAGCGCTGGGGCGACCAAGGATTTCTTCAGCCACTGATCGGCGGATCGCCGAAGTGGGGCGCCGAGGTGCGCAGTTTCAAGGTGCATTGCACGAATGGAGTTCCTTCTGGAACGAGGGTGGTGTGCTTCCACGGCAAGCCAAGGCCGTGGGACGTTTGTAAATCATGGGTGCCTGAAATGGCGACCAGCTAAGAGGAATCATCATGGCAAACGCTTTTTATCCAGCCTTCATTGCTGCTCAGTTGGGACAGTCGATGTCGGGTTCGCCGACCATCACCGGAACGCTCAAGGTTGTTCTGATCGACACGGCGGACTACACCTACAGTTCCGCTCACGACTTCTACGACGACGCGAGCGCAGGCGCCGTGGGTACGCCAACCACCCTTGCTTCGCAAACCTACACGGGCGGTCTTTTGGATGCGGCAGACACCACGATCACAGCGGTGACTGGCGACCCTTGCGAGGCGCTTATTCTGTTCCTCGACACTGGCACGCCATCGACTTCTCGGCTGGTGGCCTACATCGACACGGGCGTGACTGGTCTGCCTGTGACGCCCAACGGTGGAAACATCGTGATCGGTTGGAACGCCTCGGGCATTCTCCAGTTCTGAAACGGTCTGACGGTCCGCTGGCTCCGCTATGGCCGCTTCACTTGTTCAGACCTCATCGCCCGGGGTAGGAGGCTACCCGAGCGCGAACACGTCTTTTTCGTCAACGCCCACGGTTGGCAATGTCGTTTTCGTCACAGGTTTCTGGAACCCGACCTTTGGCACTGAGCCGACAAGCATCAGCATCAGTGACAACCAAGGGAACACCTACAGCGCGGTCGTTCGCTCTGCGGTCACGCAGGAAAACGGCGTTTTCATTGGGTACTGCGTCATTGGCACGGCGTCTGGCACCTTCACGGTTACCGCGACGGTTACTGGTGGTAGTGCTGACGCAGGGGTTGCGCTGTGCCTGCAAGAGTGGTCAGGCATGGACACCGCGTCCTTGCTTGATCAGTCGGGCAGCGGAACGCAGTTCGTCAACAGCAGCTTTTCGGTTTCGGCTTCGGGCGCGAACTCGGGTGACGACCGGGTTGTTATCGCGGGTGTGTCTGGACGTGGTTCGGACATCACGCCAACAAACAGCCCGCCAGACACTGGATATACCAACGTATTTGCCCGGCTGACGGGTGGGTTTGGCGAGCCTCGGGGCCTTGCTTCTTACAAAGTAGTCACGGCGAGTGAAACGTCATCGGCTGATTGGGGAACGATCAGCTCGGGGTCGGGTGGTTCGCTTGCCATGGTCATCGCAACATTTGCGGTGGAAGCTGGTGGAGGTGGCGACCAAACGCTGAGCCCTTCGCTGGTCACCCGCACGCGCACGCTGTACGCGCCAACTATTACCGTTGGCTCGGTGACCATCAACCCGACACTGGTCACGCGCTCAAAGACGCTATTTGCTCCAACGGTGACGCCTGGCGCGGTCACTCTGAGCCCGGGGCTTGTCACTAGAACGAAGAGTCTTTTCTCTCCGACAGTTACATCGGGGCCGGTGACAATTTCCCCCGGGCTGCTCACTCGCTCAAAGGTCATCTACGCGCCGACGCTGACAGCCGGCGGAATCACGATCAGCCCATCGCTGGTCACACGAGCAAGGGCTCTCTACAGCCCGAGCGTGACGCCGGGCAGCGTGACGGTTTCGCCGCCACTCATCAGTCGCACAAAGGAAATCTTCGGGCCGGCAGTCGTTGCGGACGGAACCATCGTTCCTCCACTGGTGACGCGCACGAAGGTGCTGTACGCGCCGACGCTCACGGTTGGCGCGGTGACGGTTTCGCCTCCGTTGCTGACGCGCTCGAAGTCCCTCTTTCCGCCGAGCCTGACCCAGCCGGGCGAGCAGATTCTTGCCCCCGGCCTTCTGACTCGAACGAAGGCGATCTATGCGCCAACGGTGTCGTTCGCCGAAGTCACCGACTACGACGTGGCTGATGGGCGCGAAGTGGTGATCGCTGGGGGTTCGGAAACCACCATTGCCGGCGGGCGCATTGCAACTTTCGTGAGGTGATATGGCTGCCATTGATGATGTGAAACTGGCCCTGCGGGTCACGCACAACGACGACGACGATCTGCTCGAGCGGCTGATCAGCAGCGCGACCCGCGAATACTTCGCGTTCGTGCAGCCGACCCAACTCCCTGTCTCGCCAGAAGAAGAGTCGTCTTCCGATTCGCCGGACGGCACGGCATGGGTGCCGGAGGATGCCTTCAACGGCGTGGTGCTCATGGTGCAGGCCGACTACGACGGCGATCCAGAAAAGCGCGAGACCTACCGCCGTGCGGCGCAGGCTCTCTGGCAGCCGTACCGCACCTGCATGGGGGTCTGATGCGTCCGCTCGCGTTTAAGCTCCGTCACCGCGTGGACATCCAGGCCTACACCACGACCGAGGACAGCGATACCGGCGCGGTTGAGGAATCCTTCGTGTCCATTCTGAGCAGCGACGACGCACTGATTCCGGCTGAGATCGCCCCTTTGTCTGGTCGTGAGTTCGTGGCCGCGCAGGCTTTGCAGGCCGGGGTGAACACGCGCATCACCATTCGCTGGCAGGCAGGGATCGTGCCCACCATGCGCGTGGTGCATGACGGCCTGAACTACGACATCAAGGCGGTTCTGCCCGACCCGACGCTGCGCCGGCACCTGACGCTGATGTGCGAAACGGGAGTGAACAATGGCTGAAGCCTTCCGCCTCTCTGGCCTTGATGGCGTGCTGGACACGCTGCGAAGCCTGCCGCCCGAGGTGGTGAGTAAGCGCGGCGGCCCGGTGAAGTCTGCTCTGCGCAAGGCTGCGGTGGTGATCTACAAGCAGGCCGACGCCAACCTGGCGCGTGTGACCGCAAACCAGATTTCAGAAGGCGAGCGCCAGAGCACCGGCCTGCTCCAGAAGAACCTGGTGGTGACGCGCGGCAAGGCGCCGAGCAGCGGCAAGGGTGAGCGGTATCTGGTGCGCGTGCGCCGCAAGGGCTACGAGCGCGAGGGCGAATCCGTCTCCACGCTCAAGACCGGCCAGATTCTGGAGTACGGCAGCGAGAAACAACCCGCCGAGCCATGGCTGCGCCCGGCATTCGCCAGCAAGGCAGAGCAGGCCATCAAGACCGCCGAGGCCGAACTGGTGAACGGCATCGACCGCATCGTGAAGAAACTGGCTGCGGCCAACAAGGGCAAGTGATGCTTCCACCCGTTTTTCAGACCCTGAAGGCATCCGCTGCGGTGAAGAACATCGTGGGCACAAACCCACCCCGCATCTACCGCCACGGCGCCGCGCCGCAGGATGCGGACAAGCCCTACATCACATGGGCGCTGGCCGGTGCCAGCCCTGAGAACCAATTGTCGGGCCTGCCTCCCATCGACGCGATGATCGTGCAGGTTGACTGCTGGCACCAGACCGACGCCGGAATCGAAGCGCTGGCACAAGCCGCCCGCGATGCTATCGAGCCCTTCGCCCATCTCACGGGAATCCCGATCAATCAACGCGAAATCAGCTCGACCAAGCTGTACCGCATCGCTTTGCAGTTCGACTGGTGGCACCACCGGGACGAGCCCGAAGAGTCGTCTACCTGATCTCAAGTTTTTCAACCATAGCCCGCTGAATGCGGGCTTTTTTACGTCCTAAAGGAGGACATCATGACCATCGGCGTTGTAAAAACCCAAGGCACGGAGCTGTTCTTCGTGGACCTGCTGACCTCCAGCGCTGGCGAAATCGTCAAGCTGGCCTGCCCCACTGGCATCACTGGCCTCGGCGGCGCGGCAGACCAGATCGAGGACACCTGCCTCGACAACGTGGGCGACAAGACCTATCAGCGTGGCCTCGGCAACCCTGGACAGGTTTCGGTTCCGTTCAACCTGATTCCGCGCGACGTGTCGCACCAGCTCCTGTTCGACCTGAAGGACGCCGGCACGACCATCTCGTGGCTCGCCTGTCTGTCGGAATCGACGACCGACCCGACGCTGAATACGGACGACGAGTTCATCCCGCCGACCGACCGCACCAGCCTGGGCTTCGAGGGCTACATCGCCGATGTGAACATCGACGTGGCAACCAACGAGATCGTGCGCGGTACGCTGACCATTCAGCGCTCCGGTGTCGTGACCCCGACCTGGTTCACGCCGGCATGATCGACGCAGCATTCTTCACGAAGAATGAGCTGCAAGTTCGGGAAGTGGAGTTGCCTGACGGCAGCAAGCACAGCATCCACTTCCGCGAACTGCCCGCCATCGAGTTCCGCAAGTTCCAGATTGCCGAGGCGTCCAACGATGACGAGAAGCGAGCCAGCGCCATGACCGCGCTGATCGCTGCCAGCGTCTGCACGCCGGACGGCAAGCCCGGGATGAACGCCAAGCAGGCCGCCAAGCTGACGCCCTTCGCGGCCAATGCTCTGGTGAACGCGATCCTCGATGTGAACGGGCTTTCGGGTGCAGCAAAAAACGACTTGCCCGCCGTGGAACAGGATGGTTTGAGCACGTCCTAGCGCTGGCCCTTGGCAAGACCATTGCCGAGATTCAGCACGGGATGACCGAATCGGAGTTCCAGCGGTGGGTGGAGTTCTACACGCTGTATCCGTTTGACGACGAGCACCGGCACCACAGGCCGGCGGCCTTGATCGCCAGCCGCATTGGTGGGCAGGAGGTGCAGGCCATGCTCGACTGGCTCGCCCCCGACCCGGCAACCAAAGATATGAACGACGCGGACATCAAGACGATCCGCGCGCTGGGCTTCGTTCGCCCACAGGGAGACTGAGAATGGCCGCTGGAAGCATCATCATCGATCTGCTGATGCGCACGGGTTCGTTTGAAACGGACACGGGGCGCGCTGAAAAGCGCCTGAAGCAGTTCAAGAAAGAGGCGCAGGACGCGGGCAAAGCCATAGGCGCAGCGTTCCTGGGCTTCGCTTCCGCTGCCTCTCTGTTGGTGAAGGCGTCCATTGACTCGTTCGACGCGACCTCGAAGCTGGCTGCTTCGGTTGGCACCACCACAGAAGCCTTGAGCGCGCTGACGTATGCAGCCGATTTGTCGGGCATTTCGCAGGAAGAGTTGGGCAGTTCGCTGTCCAAGTTGGCGAAAAACTCGGCTGAAGCAGCGGCAGGCACCAAGGCCCAAGCGGCGGCGTTCGATGCGCTTGGCGTGTCTGCTACCAACGCAGATGGGTCGCTGAAGAACACCGACGTGCTGCTGGGCGAGATCGCTGACGAGTTCGCGGGCTACGCCGACGGCGCGGCCAAGACGGCTTTGGCGCAGGAGTTCTTCGGCAAGTCCGGTGCCAAGCTGATTCCGCTGCTCAACGCTGGCGCGGCTGGCATCGAGGAATTGAAGAAGGAAGCCGAGGCCTTGGGCTTGGTGATCGGTGGCGATGCCGCATCGGCTGCCGAGGTTTTCAACGACAACCTGTCGCGCGTTCAAGGTGTAGTAACTGGCCTGTTCAACCGCGTGGCGCAGCAACTGCTCCCCACGCTCTCAGCACTATCGACCCAGCTCCTGGACAGCGCAAAGAACAGCGGCGCCCTCGATCAGGCTGCTCGAGCGGCGGCCACGGGCGTGAAGTTCCTGCTGTCTGCGGGAGTGGTGGTGGGCGCTGCATTCAAGACGCTGGGCGAGGCGCTGGGCGGCGTGGCTGGTGCTCTGGTTGCGTTGTTCTCCGGTCGCTTCGCCGACGCCTTCAACATCGCCAAGGCGGTCACGACCGACTTTGTTGGAAATATCCGTGGCGCGGCGAATACGGTGTCCACCATCTGGGACGAAAGTTCCGACCGGATCGCCAGCAGCGCCGGCACCAAGTCGACCAAGATCGCCGCGCCGATTGTCTTAGCCGCTGAGAAAATCAAGGGCGCCGGCAAGAAGATCAAGGACGAAGCCAAGAAAATCTTCGAGGACATCGAGCGCCAGATCGCAGCCATCAACCGCGAGGTTGCCACCTTCGGCCAGACTGAAACACAGGTCAAGCTGTTCGACCTGCAAGCCGGAGGCGCCACGTCTGGCCAGATCGACCGGGCTACCGACGCGCTCAAGCAGTTGGATGCCCTGAAGGCCCAACAGGAAGCTTCCGACAAGGCGAAGGACAAGCTGAAAGACCTAGAGTCGCAGGGCAAGGCCACGTTTGAAAGCACCCGCAGCCCCATTGAAGAACTGAACATTGAGCTAGCCCGCCAGCAGAAGATTCTCGACGCGCTTGGCCCGGCGTACCAAGACACCTACTTCCGTGCAGTGGATGCCGCCCAAACGGCATACGAAGAAGCATCAAAGCTCAACACCGAGCTGGACGAATTTAGCAAGGAAGCGGCGAAGAACATTCAAGGCGCTATCGGCGATGGGCTGGTGGACATCCTTGAGGGAAATTTCAAGGATATCGGAAAGAACTTCACCCGGCTTATCACGCGCATGGTCGCAGAGGCGCAGGCCGCCAAGATCGCGCGCGAATTGTTCGGCGGTGCGGTTGAAGGCGGCAGCGGTTCTGGAATCTTCGGCGGCGCTCTGAGCGCCATCGGGGCCGCTTTCGGATTCGGCGGCGCGAAGGCTGGCGGCGGGGACGTGATGGCCGGCAGGAGTTACCTGGTGGGAGAGGATGGGCCAGAGCGCTTTGTGCCTCGAACTATGGGCGCCATCGTCCCGGCAGCCGCGACCGCTGGCATGGGCCGCAGCACGACATTCACCCTGGTGCAGCAGTTCGCCCCGGGCACTGATCGTCGCACCACCACGCAAGCGGCAGCAGAAGCGCGCCGGCAGCTCAACGCAGGCGAACGCAACCTATGACGACAATCACCATTCTGAATGACGTGATCCTGCCGGAGATCGTCATGGCCGCTGGTGTACGCGGGCGGCAAGTCCGAAAGAACGAGCGCACACAGACGATCAATGGTTCCGTCGAGGTAAACGTCCAGTGGGACTACACCCTGCGCGAGTTCGAGGTTGGCTACATCCCAATGCTTCCCGCAGCATGGGCAGCCATCGAAGGACTGTTCGAGGTCACGGATGCTGGCGCTTTCGGCTTCCTGATGCTTGATCCCAAGGACTCCGGGGTTTCGGCTTCGCAAGGCAAGTTGATTGCCTACAACGATGGTTTTCCAGTCGGCACCATGGGCACCGGGTATGGCGAGCCAGAGCACTACCTGTTCAAGCGTTACACATCAGTGGGCAGTGCACAGTATCGGGATCGCCCCATCGGTCGTCCATTGACGCCAGTCATCACCCGCGCAGGATCGCCGGTCACCGTTGGCGGAGGCGCAGGAAACATCGCCATCGACGCGAACGCCGGCAAGGTCACCTTCGTGGCCGACACATCCCAAGCCATCGCATCCATCACCGCCGGGGCAAGCACTGTCCTGACGTTCGCCAACAACTCCGGGATTGTTGCGGCCCTGGCTATTGGTCAGCGCATCTACCTGAATGGAATCAGCGGCACCGCAGCAGCCGCCTTGAACGGTATGAGCCACGCGATCACCGGCAAGGACACGGGCGCCTTCACGCTGACGATCAGCACGGTTACCACTGGCCTGACCGGCACCAGTGGCACGGCCTACAAATACCCGCAGGCCAGCGAAGCCTTGGCTTGGAGTGGTCGCTTCTATGTGCCAGCTCACTTCATGAACGACCAACTGGATTGGGATTTAGTGCGCTCCGGCCCCACAGATACCCGCCTGATTGCTGGCCCATCGGTGGTTCTCATGCAGGTGCTGGAGCTTCCTGAATGAAGACGTTTGACGCACCACTGGCAGCGATGTATGCCTTGGGCACTCGCACGCTGTCGCAGGCCATTCTGGTCGAGCGCAACGATAACCAGACCTTCGCCTACACCACCGCACAAACCCCCGCCCTGATCAACGGCGTGAAGTACGAGCGCTCTGGACTCACGCTGTCCGATGTGGTGACGGCTGCCGATATGTCGGTAGGTAATATGGACTTGGTGCTGGTGGCTCCTTTGGGACTCGGGTTCGAGCGGGCGGAAATCTTCGGCGGGTTGTGGGAGAACGCCAGATTCCAGATTTTTGAATACAACCGAGCCAACCCGAACGGGGGCAAGAACGCGCTGGTGTCTGGCACCTTCGGCCAGATCACTATTCAACGCGGTTCTGTGGTCGTGGAACTCCGGGACCTGATGCAGTACCTACAGCAGCCCATCGGCGAGGTGTCCACGAAGAACTGCCGCAACCGCCTTGGCGACTCTCGGTGCGGTGTTGACCTGGGGCCTTTCACAGTGGCCGGGACACTCACCAGCGTAACCAGCTCGCAGGTTTTTCGGGACAGTTCGCGAACTGAGGATGACGACTGGTTCGGCGAGGGAATTTTGACCTTCACCAGCGGAGCCTGTGCCGGGTTCACGCAGAAGGTCAAGACCTATGACGACGACGGCACCTTCACGCTGTCTCTTCCCATGTTCTCTGCGGTGGAGGTTGGCGACACCTATTCCGTTATCGCTGGATGCCGCAAGCGCCACGACCGCACGCTGGCGAATCCGAGCGGGGCCAGCGACTGCCTGGACAAATTCGACAACGTGCTGAATTTTCGGGGTGAGGCGCACCGTCCGTTGACTGACGCGATCACCAGCGCACCGGACCCGGTGGTATGACGACGCGCGCCGAAATCGTGGCCGAGGCACGCACTTGGCTCGGCACCCCATGGGTCCACCAACATTGCATGAAAGGCGTGGCCGTGGACTGCGCGCAGATGGTCATGGCTGTGGCCCGCGCCTGTGGGCAAGCTCCCGATGATCTGCACCTGTCGGACTACGGACGAAACCCTGACGGAACCATTGAACGCATGTGCCTTGAGCACATGGACCCCGTTTCAAAAGACTCGCTGAAGCCTGGTGACGTGGTGGCAGTCGCCATGGACCATCAGCCACAGCACGTCGGCATCGTGGGCGACTACGTGGCCGGCGGGCTTTCTCTCATCCACGCATCGAACTCCGGGAAAAAGCAGGTGATCGAATCCCGCCTCGTGTTCATGCGTCGGTTTCGCTTCATTGCCGGATACCGCTTTCGGAGCTTGATCGATGTCTGAAGCCCTCCCCTATATCGGCGCGGCGGTCGGCAGCTTCATCCCGGGGGTTGGAACACAAGCAGGGTGGCTGATCGGTTCAGCGCTGTCGCTGGCCTTCGCCCCGACGCAGAAGTCGCGCGGCCCACGCTTGGACGACCTCAAGGTCACTGGCACGGCCTACGGGCAGCCGATTCCCTACATTCAAGGAACACACCGATCAGCAGGGCAGGTGATCTGGGCCAGCAATCGACGCGAAGTCCCAACGACGACGGAGCAAGGCAAAGGCGGCGGCGCTGAAAGCACCACGTACACCTACGTCGCCGATTACCTTTACCTGCTTTCCAGCAATGAACTGGATGGGCTTCTTCGTGTCTGGGACAACGGAAAGCTGATCTACAGCGTCGACGCTGATGCTTCAGACGGCACGATCATAGCCAGCGACGACAGCAATATGTGGACGCGCATCACCTTCTATGGAGGTGACTCTGCGCAGCTTCCGGACCCGACCTATGAAGCCGCGATTGGTGCCGGACTGGCGCCTGCTTACCGTGGCATGTGCACCGTGTTCATCGAAGGCTTGTTTCTCGGTCAGAGCGGACAACTCCCCAATCTGACATTTGAAGTCGGCACGAACCTGACCCCTGCCGTCATGGAGAACTATCAGGACTTCGGGCCAATCGGTTACATCGTGCGCGACGATTATCTCGGCGTTCCTGCTTCAGTCGGGTTTCTCGGCGTCGTCGCGGACGAAGGGAGATTTGGTCCTGCCGGAGCATTCTCAGGAAACTTCGTCACACCAAAGCAGGGCTTGGGGATAGGAACCGTTGCAGGAGACCCTGCGATCGGCTCTCAGCCATTCACACTCCAGGCGTTTCTCAAGAACCCGAATTTGACCTACGGCAATGCTCGTGGATTCATTTTTGCCAATGGCACTTCGGACGGAAGTTCTTCGGGTCTGAATGTTTTCTTTAATGCCGATGGAGCGCTGGTTATCAACGTGCGGCAAGGTGGCACCTATTCAGGAACTTCGGCCTCCGCGATATTTCCCCTGGACACCACGTTTCACTTGGCTGTAGTTCGTACCGGTGATGACATCACTGGCTATATCGATGGCTCTTCTGTGGTCACGCTCAGTCTTCCGACTGGTCTAAGCATCGAAGGTTCTGAGCTTTGGGAGATCGGTGGGAGCAAAGCTGCGCAGGCGAATTGGCAGGGCTACATGAGCGACGTGTTGCTGAGTCGCACTGTGATGTACACAACGGACTTCGACCCGCCGACCACCCCACACATTCCAGACCAAGACACGCTCTTCTGGATTCCGTTCTACCGAGTAGATACGGTGCAGCGTGGTTTCGAGACCATCAGGACGGTGGTCGAGCGGCTGTGCGAGCGAGCAGGCATGCCGGCTGGGACTTATGACGCCAGCGCCCTTGATGCGATTACGAAACCAGTTCGGGCGCTTGCCGTGTCTCAGGTAGGTGGAACGCGCACGGTGCTCGACATGCTGGCGCAGACCTTCTTCTTTCAGGCGATCTGCACCGACAAGCTCTATTTCCTGCCGCGCGCACAGTCGGTGGTGGCCACGATCCCCTTTGACGACCTCGGCACGACCCAGCAAATGGGCGACAGCCCCGAGCCGTTCGAGCTTCGCCATCGCAACGACCTGGAGATTCCTGCACAGGAAGCGATCACCTATGCCAATGTCTCCGACGATTACCAGTCGGACACCCAATATAGCGACCGGCTTCTTTCTAGCCAGACGAACACCGGGACGACGGAAGTCCCGCTGGGCTTCACGCCAAGCGAGGCCAAGGCCATCGCGGATGCAAAGGTAACGGACGGCGTGATTTCCATGTGGAGCGCGCCAATCAGCCTGTCAAGAAAGCATTCAAACCTGACGCCAGGCGACTCGGTTGTCGTGGAGGACAAGGACGGCAGCGCATTTCGATTGCTGCTTGGAAAGCTCACGCAGTCCAGCGGCGTGCTGGGGTTTGAGACTCGGCTGGAAGACGCGACGGTGTTCACGCAGGCGGGCATAACGGGTGGTGATTACAACCCGCAGACAGAAGTCGCAGCTATTCCGGGGACTTTCCTGTACATGCTCGACATCCCGCAGCTTCGGGACGCCGACAACGGGGTGGGGCTTTACGCGGCAGCGCGTGGACTTGCTTCTGGTTGGCCTGGCACTCGGGTGTTTGAAAGCACCGATGAACTTGCCTGGAATCCCCGTGTTGACATTACCGAGTCGGGGACTCTGGGCACCACCGTTACAGCGCTTGCCGATTGGGCGGGCGGTAATGTGTTCGATGAGATCAACACCGTCGATGTGAATGTGGGTGCCGGAACCCTGTCGAGCGCTACCCGTGACGCGGTGCTTGAAGACCGGCTGGTGAACTCCATTCTGATCGGCGATGAGGTTTTGCAGTACTGCACGGCCACATTTCAATCGGCTGGTGTCTACCGACTTTCACGACTGTTGCGTGAGCGGCTAGGAACGGATCGCCTGACTTCAGGCCAGGCGGCCGGCTCGCGCTTCGTTTTCCTCGGTAACAGCGGTATTCGTAGGATCACGCAGGAAAACTCAGCACTGGCGGCAGAGCGTTATTTCAAAGGCGTCTCCATCGGTCGCTCTCTGTCTACTGCCGCCACGCAGGATGTCACTAACAACGGCGTGAGCATGACGCCTTTGTCGGTCGTCAACGTGCGCGCCGACCGGGACACGACCGATACCGGCATCACATGGCAGCGGCGCACCCGCATGCAGACGCGGTTCCTCGGGCCGCTGTCCAGCAGTGTTCCGCTCGGTGAAGCCATCGAAGCCTACGTGATCGAAATCTATTCCGACAGCACGTTTACGACGGTGGTTCGCACGCTCGCCAGCTCGACGACTGAGGTCATCTACACCAGCGCGCAGCAGGTGACGGACTTCGGCAGCAACCGCACCGTGCTCTATGTGCACATCTACCAACTAAGCGAAATCGTCGGGCGCGGGTTTGTCGCGCAGGCCACCATCTAAGGAGCACCATGCAGAACATCGCAAGCCCACCGCAGGCAAATGCCGAGGTGGTCATCAATGAAAACTTCGTGACGCTGAGCCACCAGCAGGTCTATGGACTGCGGCAGCCTGTCACAACGGGTCTGACCTGGGGCTACTACGGCGGCAGATGGGGCGGATTCTCGGTGTCGGACGGAACACTGACCCTGACCAACACGGCCACAAATTACATCGTTGTCGAAATCGCCACGGGGGCCATTACCGTTTCGACGGCCACGACCAACTGGAACGACACCACGGACTATGCCCGGGTCTATCAACTGACAGTGGCCGGTGGTGTTGTGACGGTGATCAACGATTACCGCGCAGGCCCGGGTGGAATCTTCGGCGGTGGCACGGGTGGCGGCGGTGGCAGCGGAGATGTGTCCGGTCCCGGAGCATCCACTGACAACGCTTTGGTGCGCTGGGATGGAGCCGCAGGGACTGATGTTCAGGACAGCGGGGTTCTGGTCACCAACAATAACGAGATCAGCGGTTATCGAGCACACCTGAATCAGCAGACTGGAACAACCTACACGCTCGACGCAGCGGACGCCGGGAAGATCGTGGAACTTGCCAATGGCTCCGCGATTGCACTTACCGTGCCGAACTCCTTCCCGGTCGGCTTCAGTTGCATGGTTGTTCAAGGTGGGGCAGGCCAAGTAACCATCGCGTCTACCGGCTCAGGAACGGTTGTCAACAGACAGTCTCATACGAAGACGGCAGGCGAAAACGCAGGCTGCACCCTTTACGTGCGCAGCAATTCCGGAACGAATGCAGTTTGGTGGCTTGGTGGAGACACTTCAGCATGAAGTCTCTCATTCGCCAGCGCGGCTTCTTCACGATGCCGGGCGGGATGGGCGCTGCCTTCCCATCAAGCGGGGCAGGGCCTACCGATCCTGACTTCGCCGACGTATCTCTGTTGTGTCATTTCAACGGCAGCAACGGCGCGACAACGACGGTGGACAGCGGACCAATCGGCCACACGATAACAGCGGTTGGGAATGCTGAAATCAGCACGACACAGAGCCGATTTGGCGGATCGTCGGCATTTTTCGACGGCTCTGGCGACAGCTTCACTGTTCCTGATGACACTTCACTCAATCCTGGTGCGGGTGATCTGACTATTGAGACGTGGGTATGGATCGCCTCCGGATTTGACAACCGCGCCTTGTTGAAAAAGGGTGGCAACTGGCCTTCTAGCGGTGCAGCGTCTTACCTGCTTTATTACGACGGCTCTGGGAACCTAGTTTGGTATGTGTCCAGCGACGGGGCTACGTTCGACATCTTAGGCGGCCTGCGGTCCTCTGCCTTTATGCCAACTGACTCTTGGGTGCATGTTGCCCTCACCCGATCGGGCAACGTGTGGCGAGCTTTCGCAGCGGGGGTTCTAGATCAGAGCGCCACTGTGGCAGGGACAGTATTTTCAGATTCTGGCGTTCTCGCCATTGGCAACTCCACGAGCGGAGCAGTCGGATACCGAGGCTATTTGGACGACCTTCGGATCACCAAAGGCGTTGCGCGATACACGGCAAATTTCACCCCTCCTTCATCTCAATTCCCGGACTCTTGAACCATGAAACAGGAAACGCAAGACATCATCATTGAAGCCGTTAAAGCAGCGCCTGCTGTGACCATGAGTGTCCTGACGCTGAATAACGCGGTCGCCATTGTCACGATCATTTTCATCGTTCTCCAAGCCGCATATCTCATGCGCAAGTGGATGAGGGAGGAAACCGAGTGGGGCGTTCGTCTCAAGCGGTGGGCTAAAGAGAAGTTCACAGAACCTGGAGATTTGCAATGAGTTTTCATTTGATTAAAAACTGGCGCGATGCACCTCGTTGGTATTCGGTGTGGGCGTTCGCAAGCATCGCCACCATTCAAGGCGTGACCAAAGGATTCCTTACGCTTGACCAGCTCGCAGCCCGGGTTTTGTTTTACCCGGACTGGACGTGGGGCGGTCTGGTGGATGCAGTTGTCGCCTTTCTGGCGGTGACGGGATTGTTTGGCCGGCTTGTATCGCAGAGCCCGAAAGATGATGAGCCAACCCGACCCGCCCAAGACCTTCCCGCCTGACGGTGAGGAAGTGAAGCGCGAGCGAGAGTTCGTCCTTCGTGAGCTTGAGCAGATCGAGCCGCCCAAACCCATGACACCGGAGCGCACAGAATGATCCCCGATCAAGTCAAGGCATCGATCAGCAAGGCGCTGTATCTCCTGCCGCCTGCCATGACCAGCCCGGAAGCGCGGGTGATGTTGTTCGCCATTGGATTGCAAGAATCGCGGTTCACGCACCGGTTTCAGGTGGTGCAAGGCCGCCCGGGTGTGAAAGGCCCGGCCCGCGGCTTCTGGCAATTCGAGCGTATGGGCGGTTGCCGCGGTGTCGTGGACCATCCTGCCAGCCGGTATTGGATGGCGCACCTTTGCCAGACCCGCGGTGTGGACTTCACAGCTACCGCGGTATGGAACGCCATTGAGCAGGATGACGTGCTCGCCGCGGGGGCCGCCCGACTCCTGTTGTTCACCGACCCCAAGCGGCTCCCCGCGGTGGGCGACGAAGCCGCGGCATGGAATCTCTACATCCGCACATGGCGACCTGGCAAACCACACCGCGGCACCTGGCCCGCGCTGTACGCCGAAGCCATGGGGGCGCTCTGATGTTTTACACACATGCCGCGGTGGCGCTGGTTGCCTTTGCCGCGGGGGCCGCGGGGGCGTGGAACGTCCAAAGCTGGCGGCATGACTCCGCGGAGCTTGAGCGCGTGGAGCGGCAAGCCAAAGACACCTTCCGCAACGTCGAGCGGCAAGACACCGCCGTGGGCGACTACACCAAGGACCAAGCCAATGCCAAAGTCATCTATCAGCGCATCGTCGTCGAAGTGGACAAGATTGTGGAGCGCCCTGTTTTTCAGCAGCAGTGTTTTGACGATGATGGGCTGCGCCTCCTCGGTGCAGCCCTCGACGGCACTGACACTCAGCCCAGCCCTGTCCAGCCCGTGCCCCCCAGCCCCCCGGCCCGTTGACGGCACCGGAGCATCAATCCTTCGCTGGGGTGTTCTGCTGGCTAAAACCTACAACGACTGCCGCGCCCGTCACAGCGCCATCGTGAAGGCTTGGCCGAAGTAAAGAAACCGCCGAAATCCTTTCACATGGCCCATCCACGCGGGCTGTATTAAAGCGTCTCCTTGTCATCAGCAAAGATGGCACTTCGCCCGCTGCCCTTCACGGGGTGGCGGGCAATTTTTTTCGTCCAACCGCTGGACAGGCAGACAGGCTGGTGTAAACTACATATTGTCAAACGCTCGCACCGTGAGACAAAATAGCGACTGGAGCCCTTGAGCTTCTGTCCTCAGCCTTAAGTGGCAACACGGTGCGAGCGTGGAGGGCGGAGCCTCAAGGGCTTTTGCTTTTTAACGTCAGGGCGCGAATTGACGCAGCTAATGGACCTTGCCGGGGTTGCACCCATCTACCGGTGGCGTTTCACTGACAGCCCCGACGCCGCGAACTTGCACAGGTATCGCAAAAACCACCAGCCGACTGACATCAGCGTTTGGCCCACGAAACGGGCGGTGGACAACTGGAATGTGACCGTCCTGCGAGCGCTGGGCCTACAAGCCGGGCGAGAGAACTCAAAGACCAGCAGGTCAGGAGTCTCGGGGCTGTCCTATGGGTTCGTCCCCCGTATAGCAGCGGCGATGGCTTCACCTTCGCTCAAGTCGTAACAGTGGCTGATTGCCACCTTCGCATCCAGCTCACGCTGATGAGCAGCCACCAGAGCAGCGCAGTCCTGCCAGCACTTCCAAAGATCGATGGTCATGGGGTTGAAGAACACCCAGCGGCTGCGCTCGGTGTCGTAGGTGTGCGCCGTGTCGTAGCCGTTTGCATTGGCCCATGGGATGAATTTGGTGATCACGGCTTCACCTCATGTTCGGTGGGAGGGGCGGCGGCAATCCATGCAAGGGCCGCTTCCGCATCGTCCTGCATTGGCGTGCCATCGCCGTATTCCCATGGCCCGCGATGCCCTTTCGGATTCCGGTCTGCCATGTCCTTCAGGGTGTCAAGAATGCGCTTCGGGAATCCTTGCGCTACCCCGTCAGCGCGCATGATGGAGAGGGCTTCGGACATCAAATCTGTGATGGTATCTGCGCCCTTCTGGCGGTGGTTCATGTAGCCGCCTTGCCGGACTCGAAGCTCCAGCGCCTCGTTCAGTGCAGCGTTGTGCGCGATCTCCAGCGCTTCCAGCACCTTGGCATGTTGTTCAGGGCTCATGGGGCTGGCCTTTCACGAACCACGGTTGCCTGAACGCATCTGGTATTGAAGCCGCGAAACTGCGCGCTGTAGGCTGGAATAAGCCCCTGAACGCGCATGCATTCTTCGGGAGTAGCAAAGCGCTCAAGAACCCTGACGTTGCCAGAGCCAGCGCCGCCTGTGTTGACGACGAGCAACAGCCAAAGCGTGATCGTGCTCATTCTTCCGTCCCTCCCTTGATAGACCCATACGGGCACTCAATGCAAGAGCAGTGCCCAGAGCCGCAGTAGGGTGGGCGCTCCTGCTCTGCGGTGGGAACGTTCGTCATCACGTACACGGCCTGCATGTAATCGGCCTCATCGTCTGGCCGCGTATCGTGAACGCGCCCACAATCGCCGTCACCACACGTCCAGCCGATCAGTTTCCACCCTTGCGCCACTCCTGGCGCAGCGATGGCTTCGCGGATAGCAACCTCAATGGCTTTGTAGGTTTCGTATCGTTCGCTGAAAGAAACGCCCGCCCGAAACTGGCTCGCGTAAGCCTGCACCAGCGCCATGATCGATTGCACCTTGTCGTTGCTCATGGCTCAGTACCTTTCAAACCAGCGAGCCGGCGGGTTTTGCACGTAGTAGGGATTCACGTCGAAGGTGACATACGGGCGGTTCCTGTGAATCTGGAAGTGCCGTGTACCAAAACGCCAGTTCAGAATCAGATCGCTCATCCCCGCTCCCCTGTCGCCTGCTGTGCTGCGCGGGCTGCGTCGATTACTGCGTCCATGGCTTGCTCGCAAACATGATGCGACTTTTCTTGGTCGTCCATGAACGTTGCGCCCCAATCGCGGATCACGCGATACCGCTCCGCATCCTCTTTGTCTCCCCTTGCTGGCTCTGCCTGTGGTTGCGCTTCCTGCTGGGTGGCGAGAGCGGCGCGAGCGTCATGCAGTGCTGCGTTTAAGCTGTTGGAGCGATAGGGTTGCTGCTTGTGAGGCCCTGCTCCAAAGTGGTGACCAACGCAGTCGAATAGGTCTACGAGACCATACCCGTTGAGGTTCGCATCGGGGTATCCGTGCGCGGACTTTGCTTCGTCGTCACACTCGATGATCGCCTTCAGGGCGTCCACCAGCGCGTCGTAAAGCTCGATTGCGTGAGCCTGTGTATTGCTGGCTGTCGGCGCTTCGGCCTGCTTGGTGGCGAACGTGAGCGCTCTTGCTTTGTCGGCGTCAGGTGCCCCAGGGTCGGTGAACACATGCGACTTCGGCTCGCTTATTTCGTCGATGTTCTTGATCAACGCGCCCTTGTACTCACCACGGGTAAAGATCACCACGGTGCCGTCGTCGTATTCGACCCAGCACACAGAACCTTGAAGGCCATCGCGGCGGCGGGCTTTGAAGAAATCGTGCCCCGCCTCATAGAGCGACTCGCAGCTTTCCTCCAGCGTCGGCGCTTCGGCCTGCTTGGTGGCGAGCCTGCTCACGTTCAGGTCGAACAGGTAGCAGTGCGACAGGTGCTCACCTTTTTCAAAGCGGCGTTTATCTGAGCAGTCGCAAGGTGCCGTGTCCAGCAACGTGTCCACTGCTTCAATTAGGGCGCTGCTCGGCGCTTCGGCCTGCACGGGCTTGCTGGCCTCTGTGGGGGCGGTGGCTTCAAGTCGGAACTGGTCTTTCTGCGCGGACCATGATTCGTACCCGTGCGGCCATTCAATGACCTCGGCCCGGCACATGTCGGCCAACCCTGCACGCTTGAATGAACAGTTGAGGGCAACGCATGCCGCGTCGGCGATTTCTCGATCGGGCACCGCATGTACGTCGTCAGGCCCATCAACATGAACCGCCCACATTTTCGTGTTGTCCACCTCCTGCGCTGCCTGTGCTCGCTTCTCGCGGTCGGCAATGGCGTAGGCGCGCATTTGTTCGGCGGTGTAGCCGTCCACGTAGATGTGAGAACCTTCGCCGAGTTCTGGTTCCGGCAGGTCCGGCAATTCAATGTCGCTCATGACAGGTCCTTTGCTTGTTCGAGGGCTGCGCGGGCATCCATGAGCGCGGCAGTCAGGCGCATTTCAGCGTCCATGATGGAAACGCCGGCCCGCCTTGTATCGCCACGGTTTGCCGTTTCAAAGAACGCCTGGAAATCGGCCTTGCTCAAGACGATGGCTTTTTTAAACTTGTCACACGCCTCCTTCAGCCGCTGGTGGCTTGCGTCGAGGGCGCGGAGGTGGGCGGCGGCTTGCCTGCGATGGTCTTTTGGGTCCGGCTTTCGACCCATGTCCTGATTTGATGCTGCTCGCTCAAGTTTGCTCGCCAGTTCTTCAGCTTTGCTCATGGTTCAATTCCTTGTAGGGCGGATCAGGCGGGATTGCAACAAGTTTGCTGAGCAACCAATTTCCCTAGGTGAACGTGGTGGCCGACAAGTTGCTCGGCAGTCGGTTGGCCATGGGCAAATGCGGCGACTTCGCAGCGCTCGCAAAGCAGCTTCGACATCGGCGGCTCGTCCAAGAACGTAAACTTCTTCAACCCGGTGAATGATGTGCCACACCATGCCACGACCGCTATATGCGCAGGCCATTGGCTACTGATCTTGTGGACACTAACGTAACGCACACGGTGAATCAGGACAGCACGAGCGTTATCTAGAAACGGTTCGCAGTCCTCCCAATCATCAATAGCCAGCGATCTAGGCTTAGCCTTAAGTTGTACTCTCACATTTCTCTCCAGAGTTAAGGGCGGATCAGGCCAGCG